AGCAACGACTTGCCGACCTTGAGCAAGAGCAGCAGCGCAATACCTACAACTATGTCGCCTTCGACGAGAACCTCATCAAGATCACCGAGGAGAACGGCAACCGCATCGCCGCAGCGCAAGCTCTCGCCGCGCCATCCACTGGCGCGACCAACTACAGCATCGGGAAAAAACAGGACGCCGACTACCTCGCAGCCGTCGAGAGTGGAGACATGGAGACCGTCCAGAAGATGGTGGACGAGGCGGCAAATTCGGCGGGGTTTACGGTCGGACAACTAAAACACGGAACTGCTTCTAAATTTAAGGAGTTTGCCTTTGAAAAATTAGGATCAAACACAAGGCAAGGCAGTGGCGAACTTGGGTTTTTCTTCACTTCTAAAGAAGTTTTAGCAAAAGACTATTCAGAAATCGCATCAAAAGGTGGATGGGGGAAAGAAAAGGGAACTTTAGGTGAACCAATAATTTATGATGTATTTCTTGATTTAAAGAATCCTAAAAAATACAACACAGCAACTGAGTTTTACAGGGAAGCTGAAAATAAAAAATCTGATTTAAATTCTTGGAGAAAAGAGTTAGAGTCTCAAGGATATGATGGAGTGATTGTTAGGGATGATTTAGAGGAGGTTATAGCTTTCAACCCCTCCCAAATCAAATCCGCAGACCCCGTCACCTACGATGACGCAGGTAATGTCATTCCTCTCTCGCAGAGGTTTAATCCAAGAAGCGCGGACATCAACTACAGCATAGGCATGACGGTCGCCCCGCTGCGCCGAGACTCGCTTTCCGAACTCAACAAAAAGGAAATGCAGAAGCGGGCATCGTCCGCAAAATTCATCCACCTCCAGCAAGTCATCGATGATGTCGCTAATGCGTATGGAGTAAAAATTGAATCCCGCCAGCCGGTCATCGGTGGATGGGTTGAAAGCGGGCAGATCAGTCTAGAGGTTCCAGAAGCTGTCCTCTTCGATACGGATGACCTTGAGATGGCGCAGGAGATGGCGGCAATCGTCGGAGCCTCGGCCCCAGAATTGCAAAATGCCGTCATGCTCTGGAAGGATGACGATGCCGGCAAAGATACCGTGCTGGGATTCCAAGCCAAAGGAGCCGACTCGGCATTGGCTATTGCCAAGGATTTGAATGCTGCGGGGCTGAATGGGTTCACCTATGACACGAAGACCCGAAAGTTTTCACTTGTTCTGGCAGGACTTCCAACCGAAGCTATTACTAAAGTTTATGACTTCATCGACCACCATACCAAGCAAGGCAGCATTAGCACTCGCGGAGGCACTCAAACGAGGGCGGGAGTTGCCGCCTTCCCATCCGAGAGCGACTATCGAGGATATCTCCAAGGCGCTCGGAGCCGAGCGGATTTACTCCAACAAGGGCAACGCGAAGCCCTCCTCGATGTTGTTGATCGGGCGGAACGGCGCATAGATAGATACGCCGCCGCTCTGAAGATTTCGGAGCAAGCCAAGAAAATCCAGAAGAAGCTCAAGCCTCCTTCCACTTCGGCGCTTGCTATCGAGACCGAACTCAAGGGGAAGAAGTTTGATAATATTCGCCAGCTTGGGCTATACCTCGACGCTCGATTCAACAAGGTATTCGGCAAGCCATCATTTGAAATCGGCGGGCAAGAGGGCATCGATATCGCATCGGATGCGTTCGTCTACGATATCATCGACGGGCTGGCCGGTGATGGCTCCGGGATGGGGTGGTATGACGAGAGGGTGCAGGAGACAATCCGCGAACTCTCCAAACTGCACCCAGAGTTTGCAACGGATTCCAACGCCCTTGCAGTCTACATTGGCATCCTTGCCACGACATCGCAGGGATACACGGTTGTCGAAAATTTCAAGCAGGCCAACAAGGTCTACAACGAATACAAACGAACCGGCAGAATCCCGACCGATTTCAAATTTGCGAAATCATCGGAACCCATCAACTCCAACCTCGCTCAAATACAGGGTCTCATCGATGAGAATGGATTGGATGGCTACGCTGAATTCATGGACCAAGAGGTCACCGGGCAGGCGCTCCGCAACCAGTTCGGGAAAACGCCAACCGGCGTGACCCTCAAAGACACGGTGCGCGGCAATCGTGTCCTCGGTCCCAAGATTGGTAGCTTCTTCAACAACCTGCGCGGGCAGTTCGATACCATCACGATGGACTTGTGGTATACCCGCACGATGCATCGGTTCTTGGGTGAAACGGTTGTGCCGCTTGATTCCGACAAGATGCAAAATGCCATCACGAAATTCCGAGAGGAATTGAAAAAGGATGGAGTCCGCACCTATGGGATCGACCTCACAGAGGCGCTCAAGGACGACGAAGCTACGGTGCAGGAGGGTCTCACGCTTTTCCAACGCTGGTCGCGAGGGGATAATGAGTACACCGAAAAAGGCTATTTCAAATTCCCCGATGGATACAAAATAGAAAAGTTCGCTCGCGGAATCTTCAGCATCGGCGGAATGAAAGGCGCTCCGCAGAACAAAACGCACCGGCAATATTTCGCCAAAGTGGTGCTGGAAGCAAAAGCCAAACTTGCAAAACTTGGCATGAAGCTCACCGAGGCCGACATGCAGGCTATCATCTGGTATCGCGAGAAAAACCTTTTTGCCCGCACCGGCGTGGCCAACGCCGCAGCCAAGCCCGCTGACTATTTGGATGCCGTCATGGTTGCCCGATCTGGAGCGCAAGCGCAGGAGGATATCGACCCCGCAGATTTGGAAGCAGAAGACGGAGATACCAACTACTCCATAGCCAGCCAGTCGGAGATAGACCGGGTGAACAAGGCGCTCGGCGGCATGAACCGAGGCCCGGACGAACGACTCAAAGTCTACCAACGGGCCAAGGCTAAATTCTCCAAGCTCATGGCGTGGAACTCGGACGAACTCGCAGCGATGGCCGACACCGGCTCCGACGAATCGCAAATCCGCCGCACGCAAATCCTGCAAGCCCTCGGCGAACTCGACGGCATCCTCTCCGTCCTCCCGCCAGAAGTGCGCGGCAGGGTGGGGGGCTACACCAAGCTCGCCGGGATCGCTCCTCACGATGTCCTCAAGGACGGGGTGAAGGTCAGCGAAGTCAGCGGCATGAATGGCGCGATCATCAGCGCATGGATGGATCAAGGTCTAAACATCGGGCAGGCAGGCAAGCAGGTCTCTCTCCCTCCCGGATACACCGCCACCGAGAACCTCTCCACCAAGCGGGCCGACAAAGTGATTGCTGACTTCTTCCGCGACCGCATCAAGCGCATGGACACCGAACTCGAAAAAGTGCTGGTGCGCGAATACACCGAGGCCATCACCAAGGTCGTGAAGCAAAGCCGACCGAAGGCCGGTGACAACGGGGTCCGCAAATCCACGCTGGGAGCCGAGACGCAGAAGTTTGCCGATACGGTCCTCCGCGCTACGCTCCTCGATGACGAGGCTACTGCCAAGCGCATGGCCGAGATCGAGGCCGCACTCACCCTGCCGGACGCAACCGCCGAAGACATCTCCGCTCTCTCCGAAGAGTGGTCGATCCTCAACACTTTTGGAGACCTTGACAACCGCTCCTCCGAGACGCTCGCGCAAGGACTCGACTGGCTCAAGGGACAATTCCAAATGGGCCGCGAAGCGTGGCGCATAAAAGAGCAGGCCCGCATCGATGAACAACGTGCGCGTAACGCCGCGACCATTGAGTGGCTCGGCAAAGGCACAGCAAAAAAACGCTTTGCCGACAAGGGACTGATGCAACGCATCGGGGAAACGGCGAACAACTACCTCCTCGACCACGGCAGTTTCGAGCAGTTCGTCAGCGCCTTTTTACCACAAGAGATCGCATCCAATTTCTCCGAGCGCCTTCGCAAGGCCGACATGGCCGCGCAGTCAGCAGAAATCCGCGATGGCAAAGGCATCCTCGATGCCGTCCGGGCAGGAGCAAAGGCCGCGAATATGTCCGCAGGCGAGGCCATGCTCTGGCTCAAGGCCGACCAGAAAAATGCCGTCTCCTACCTTGAAGGCCGCAAAGTCAAAGACGAGCGCATCGCCATCGACCTCGCCCAAAAGATCGTCACCGGCGAGGCCGACCGCAGCAAGCTCACCGAGGCTGATGTCGAGACACTCCGCAACGAACTCGCAGCACTCCCCGCCGACACGCAAAAAGAATTCGTCACCATCAAGCGTGTCATCTTCCGTGGTGAGGATGTGAAGCTCGACATGTCCCGCGCCAAGGCCATGCAACTCCTGCTCTCATGGAACCAACCCGATGTCCAAATCAAGATGCGGAAGGAAGGGTGGACCGATGATAGCGCAGCCGACCTCAATGCGCTCGTCAACGATCCCGTCTCCCGCAAGGTCATGGCCTACGCCAAGGAACTCTACGGCAAAGGCGCAGGCATCGTGAACCCTGTCTACTCGCGTATGTTCGGCATGAACATGCCACAGGTGAAGAACTACGCCCCAACACGCTTCATCAATGCTAAGGATTCAAAGGATGTCGGCATCGATGGGTCGCCGTCCGCCACCGGCACGACTCCGGGCTTTGCCAAATCGCGTGTCACCCACTCGGCTAAGATCGCCCCAGAGGATGCGCTCACCGTCATGCAGGGACACATCGCGCAGCAGGCGCACTGGGTCCACTTCGCCGAACTCGCCCGCGAATTCCGCGCCATCCTTTCCAACCCAGAAGTCCGTGAGTCCCTCAAGCAAACCCACGGAGATGGCGTCCTCAAAAGTGCCGAACTCTGGGCCGACCAACTGGAGCAACGTGGCGGCAACAAGGCAAAAGAAATTGCGTGGTTCAATCCGATCCTCGGCACGGTCCTGTCCGGCAAAGCCGTCTCATCGCTTGGATTCAACTTGAAGACGCTGGCGATGCAGTTGGACAACACGGTCCGGTTCGGCCTCGCACTCGACATGCGACAAATCGTCTCCGCTCTCTCCAACCCATCGAAAATCGTGGAGGACATCCAAACCGTGTGGGAGTCAGATGCTCTCCAGAACCGTCTCCAAGGAGGCGCAACCGCTGAAGCTCGATTCCTCTTCTCCCGCTACGCAGGCAAGCCGAACTTCGCCGCGAAGATCGCCGAGGCATCGATGACCCCAATCAACTGGCTCGACTCCGCCGGAACATCAATCTCCTCGGCCATCGTCTACCGTGCCAACCTCAACGATGCTCTTGCCGCAGGCATGCCGGAACAACTCGCCAAGCAGACTGCCCTCGACGCCGCCAGCCAAGCCATCTACCGCTTCGCGCAGCCGGTCAGTTTCGGGCAGAAAAGCATCGTCGAAAACAACGCAAATGTGATGGGGAAAATGTTTTTCCTGTTCATGTCCGATGCACGCTTGAAAACCGCTATCCTCGCCGATGCCGCTCGCGGTCTGGCCACAGGGAGCGGCGACAAGGGAACCCACATGCGCCGAATCCTTGCTATCGAAACCATGGCCGTGCTTTCCCATGTGGTCTCCAGCGCCTTCCGTGATGGGTTATCGGATGACGACGATGAGGAAATCTGGAACCTCGGTGGCTTTGCCAAGGCTATGCTTCTCGCCCCGCTCCAAGGGTACTTCTTTGCTGGCACTCTTGGTGAGCTTGCCATTTCAAAACTGACAGGTCAGAAGACTTTCAACAGCACCACGCAGAATCCACTGCTGTCCGCCATGGAGCAAGCAGCACGGGCAGGGAACAACTTGGAAGACGCTCTCAACCTCGACGACCCAGATGCCATGACCAAAGAGTGGAACAACATCTTCCGCTCGATGGCGCTCTCGCCAGCAATGGCTGCGCCTGCCGTCCTTCTCAACATGGTCAAGCCTGTCATGGGACTCTACGAAAACGCAACAACCGAAGATTGACAGCTTGTCTGTTTTGACTGATACCATGACTATGAAAGCACTACTCTACATATTGGATCGTCTCTCGGAGAACTCGACGTGGAGGGGTATATTGCTGGTCGCCACCGGTCTCGGTGTGTCGCTTAGTCCGCAGCATCAAGAAGCCATCGTGGCAGCGGGCCTCGGCCTTACAGGTGCGATAAACATCTTTCGCAAGGGATGACACCGCGCTGGATCGCCGCAGGAATGATCCTCTTCGCCTTTGCCTGTCTGGCGATGGCGTTCTTGACTTCCTGCGTCAGCGTTCCAGTCCCGCCATTCGGTGAGCGTGTGGGCGAGATGGGGAGTCTGCAATTTTCGCTCGGAGTCAAATACCTCCCAGCCACCCAACCAGAGCGACCCGGAGACGACAGCCTCGCATTCGCGTGGCAGAAATTCGGTGAAGCAAAACTCCTCAAGGACAAATGATCTTCGCAATAATTCCAATACTGCTTGTCGGTTATTTTATTTGGGACGCACGAAAGGACATGGAATGAACTTACTCCTCGCAGAGATCGCGGCATCGCAAGTCGGAGTCCGAGAGCAAGGCGGCAACAACAACGGCGCAGCGATCCGCAATTTTCAAAAAGCGACCAACCTCACGCCCGATGATTGGCCGTGGTGCGCGGCATTCGTGGATTGGTGCGTGGCTCAGTGGCTCGACAAGCCCGGCGTCCGCGAGTGGCTCAACCTCCAATCCTCCACGCCGGAGGAATGGCGACCAAAGACCGCTCTCGCCTACGGCATGCTGAACTGGGCCAAGGCCCGCCCGAAGACCACCATCGTCCTGCACGACCGCGAGTGGGCGAAGCCGGGCGATATCGTAGTCTTCGATTTCAGTCATGTCGGCATAGTGGAATCGGATTCCGGTTACCAGATCATCACCATCGAGGGCAACACGAATGGCAAAGGCGAGCGTGACTCAGACGCTGGAGATGGAGTTTGGCGGAAAGTGCGGCAGAAATCCATCGCCCGAAACTTCATCCGCATCCGCCCAGTTGTTTAAATAGTCGCGTTCCCGCAGAGAGCGAGAATCGCGTTCCGTAAGTCGTTGATCAATTACTTACAAAAAAGCATCAAAAAGTTACAATAGGATTGGCACAAGCTGGCACAAGTAAATCTAAATAACTGCAAAACAACGCACCCAACGCGACTCAAAATCTCGTTCAGCAATGAGTGTCGGTTCGATCCCGACCGCCGGTAATCTCTTCAAGATGAACCCGCAGAAGCTCTCTAATACAGACTCTGCGGGTTTCTTGTGTCTGGACTCTGCGAGACTCTTTTTTACTTATTTGGACAAATAAAGGTTGAAGATTAGGCACAAGTGGCACAAGCTATGTCCAGTTATGACTCATCAAGTTACGTTTGATAAGACTCGCCGCACCTCACCGTGGAAACTTGATATCCCAGCAAGGGTGGCTGGGCGGCGCTTGCGGTACTTTTATCAGACCGAAGGACAGGCATGGTCTGACGCACCTCGCATTTTAAAGCAACTACAAAAGGGAGGTCTCGATTCGCTGGAGGAAAAGGACGGTCCATCGCTGGCCGGTGCTGCGAAAATCTTCATGCCGCTTTTCCTCAACAAATCGAAGTCTCATCGCGAGAAGGTGGAGAAAGTGTGCGGATGGTTGTCGCGAGATTTACGCTGCCCGCTGAAGGCGGTGACTCCAATGATGATGGTGGAGTGGTTCGGCAAGCTCAAAGGGTCGGACACGCAGAGGGCCACGGTCTACCGATATGTGCGACTCTTCTTCAACTGGTGCGTGAAAATGGACCTTCTCGATAAGTCTCCGTTTCGTGCGGTGGACTGCCCAAAGCCGAGATCGCGCAAGGGCATTCTCAATGCCGATGAGATGAGGGCGCTCCTCGATGCGGAGATGAGCGACTTGATGCGGGCTTCGATCTTGTTGGGCGGGTTCGCGGGACTGCGGAGCATCGAGGTTCAGCGGATGAACTGGGAAGACGTCGATGTGAAGGCGGGGCAGGTTTATGTTCGCCCGGAGGTTTCCAAACAACATGACGGCATGATGGACCGGATCGTGGATTTCACCGAACCGATGAAGAAGCGGAAGAAGTTTTTCGGAGGAAAGAAGGGACGCATTGTTCCGGGTAGTGCGCGTGCATTCTACGAGGAGCGCAGAAGGTTGGCCGCGCAACTAGGCTGGGATGGGTTCCCAGAGAATTCGTTGAGGCATTCGTTCGCGACTTATCACTTGGCGAAGTGCAAGAGTCCAAATCTGACTGCATTCCAGATGGGGCATTCCAACTCTGCGATGGTGCAACGAGTCTACGCTGTACCCGCTGCCAGAGCGGATGAGAAGGCGTGGTGGAGGATTTAATTATGCCATACCAAGATAAGAAAACGCAGAAGAAATTCATGGCTCGGCAGTACAGGACGAAGTACGCCACCGACCTCGCTTTCAAGAACGCCGAGGCGAAACGGAAGTCCGATTGGTATCAGAAAAATCGGGAGCGTCTCATTGCAAAAGTCCTTGAAAATAGAGCAAACCAAAAAAAATAATTTCGACCGCAGAGATAGTATCTATGGGAGTGTCAATAGAAAAGTGAGGGGCAGGTGATTACCCCAAAAAAAATAATTGTTGTAGGGTTATAGTAACCTAGAGTAGAAATTTTCTCGTCATGCCAAACCAACACGCCGCCGATAAAGAAGTAATTGGGTTTTACATCCCAAGAACGCTTGCTCGTCGGGTTCGCAAAGCTGCGAATTCGCGTGGTTTGACGATCACCGCTTTCATTGAAGAAATTCTAACTCATGCCACACGCAACACAGAACTCACACCAGACGACTACATCGCAATCGCGCAAGCAACAAAAGATGCAGTTCAGCGTCAGACTTCCAAGGGAGTTAGTCGAGCGAGTAAGGGTGGCAGCGTCAAAAAGCAAAAGACCAGTTAGTCGCCAAGTTGAGTTTTTTTTGGAATCGGTTTTAGTAACCAATGCCAATGTGGCACTTACATGCCTGTGTCTGTAATTTTTTAACCAAAAGGTTTTAGTAACCCATATACAATATGACAACAAATGACGAGATAACGACAACGGAGGCGGCGAGCCTCATGGGGGTATCCAAGAAGACGATCTACCGCCTGCTGGAATCCGGCGACATCGAGGCATCGAAACCTTTTGGCAACCGAGTCGGTCACCGCATCTCGCGGGCCGTTCTGGAGAACTGGTATCGCCGCCGCAAAATCTCGACCACGAACAGGAGGTCGAAGTGAGCGACCCCGCCTACGTCTGCCGCAGCATCGGCTACTTCCTTGATTTCCTTGTCTCCGTGGGACCGGCACTCGCATTGGTTGCGCTCGCGTGGAGGGTCTCGAAATGAGCGCCACGTTTGGCCTCGCTCTCGCAGTACTGACCCTCGGCTCCTGCTACGCCAGCTATAGGCTGGGACAGGCAGACATTCTTGCGAGGTATCGCCGCCATGCAGAGCGCAAGCGCCGGTGGAGAGAATTTGAAGATTTCGAGGACTGATCGTCCTCACCACAAGAAAACGACCCCGAAGGCGGGCAAGCCAACGGGGTCAAGTCACAACCACAAGAACGCAGTAATAACAACATGAGTAATACACAACTGACACAACAAGTCAACATTCCGTTAACGGAAATGCAGGAGATGGCGAAGATCGGCGTTGAGTCGAATTTCTATGGATTCAAAAAGTCGGAGGCGCTCGTTTTGATGCTGATCGCGCAATCGGAGGGAAAGCACCCCGCTACGGTATTCAGCCAATACCATGTGATCCAAGGTCGCCCCGCATTAAAAAGCGATGCGATGCTCGCTCGGTTCCAACAAGCTGGAGGAAAGGTTGAGTGGCACACGCACACCAATGAAAAGGTGAGCGCGACATTCATCCATCCGCAGGGTGGTTCTTTGACCGTGGATTGGGACATGCAACGAGCCAAGGAGGCGGGGTTGACTGGCAAGGACAACTACAAAAAGTTCCCACGGCAGATGCTGCGGGCGCGGGTGATCTCGGAGGGGGTCCGCGCAGTCTATCCCGGAGTACTTCAAGGAATGTACACCCCGGAAGAGGTTGGCGAGTTTG